ACACCGTGTGCGCCAGGATGGTACACTCCGAGAGTCAATGCACAGTCAACGAATCCACGCTCACCGCCACCAAGATTTGGAAGGCGAGTTGATCCCATTGGGATAAGCTCGTGAATACCGTAGTATTCTGGGTTTACGATGTAACCGGAACCAGTAGCTGTGTTGCCACCGAAGTTAGGCGCGCAGTCAGGATTTTGGTTAACAATGGAGACAACACCATGATCGGACTCATAGAGGTCAACAGATAGCTTGATGCTACCGCTGTTGCCGTCGTAGTTCACTGTACGAACATTGTCCGTAGCAGAAGCACTTGTGCGAGCGAAGTCAGCAATAACTTGGCGTAGGCCAGTGTCAGCAACAAGCATAAGATTGTTTGCGGAACCGGTTACACGGAAGATCGAGCTGATGATGCCGTTAAGAGCTGATTCGCTGAATGCAGTTGCATTAGCTTCAGTTGTTGTGTAGATGCTGTCAGCAGGTGTGCGGAATGTAGCAGGTACATCAGCAGGTCCAGCAGAATCAAGCCAGTCGCCAAGTCCACGAAGTGCGTTGGCTGTGCCTGCACCGTTTTCTGTAGCTGAATCTTGAGTGCCAGCAATAGTGGCTTCAACGTCGCGCTTTAGTTCGCGGATAGCTTTGGCTTCTGCTTGAGCAATCTTAGCGGGACCAACGGAATCGACAGCTTCTTGCATATCGGAAACCATGTAATCACGGCGGAACTTTTGAACGCGGTTACCAAGCTTTGCACGGCCAGCGAACTGGTCAGTGAATGCTGTTACGTCAGCACCTTCAGAGATACCAGCAGTGCTGGGAGCCGAAAGGCTGTCGACAGTCCACTCAACGAATGTAGCGGATGCGCGTTGTTTATTGGCGGACGAAAGGATAGGAGTCTCTTCGGGAGCGAGGATAGTCAAGACATCAGTCAAGTCTTCGCGATTGGAGACACCCGAACCTGTATTTGTAGTATCGAATGTATTTGAGAATGACATTTTATTTAATGATTAGTTTTAATGAGTTAAAGGCGTGAAGCCATTTGTAGTTTTCTAAGTGCAGCAAAATCACGAGCGTTACCCGATTTTTGGAATTGACTTTGCAAATCCTTGAGTGCCTTTGCAGTTCTTGATGGGGACTTAGCAGCGTTTGCATTACTTGTTGTCGCACCCTTGGGTGGTGTAAGTTTCATGCTTGGCTTACCTTCAGCTATTGGTTTACGACCATAGATACTGTTTGCCGCGTGAGCGAACCAGTAATCCAATTGACCCGCAACATCCGGAGCTTCCCTTGATATGATCTCTTTCATTTTTTGAAAACGAGCATCATTCACTGTAGCTTCGTACTGTTTGCGTACATCATTGTCCTCACCTTCTAGCCAGGATAGCTCTTCTTTGGCTCTCTGCTTGAAAGCAACTTCCATATTTTGAGCCGTTTCTCTGGCTTGTATTTTAGAAAGTTGATCAGGAAGAAAGGTCTTCTGAGCCTTACGCGCCTGTAGTAGGGATTTACGGACTTCCGCCTTCGTCATTTCTTTGCCTTCGATCTCAGTAATGACATCGTCAGCCGCATAGTCAGCACCTTCAAAAAGAAGGTCCTCAGCCCAATCGACTATTTGCTCAATCTCTTGAGCCTTATCTTGAAGGCTTTCAATTGAATCTAAATTTCCAAATGGGTTATTTTCTATTTTCTTTTTTGACTCCAGGGGATCCTTCTGTTGAAGCGAAGCCTCTAGTTTAGCCAGTTTTTCTTCTGCCGTTTTTCGTCTTGCGGTAAGTTCCCCAAAACGAGCCACAGCTTTACTGCCTAACTTATCAGCTAGTTCCCGTAATTCTTCTTCGGACGCGTTGTCCAAATCAATCTGTGAAAGAACATCCTCGGATGCTGATTCAACTTCTGGTTCACCTTCTTCGGCTTCTTGAGTTTCCTCAATGACCTCTTCGGGTGTCTCTTCCGTTTCCTCTTCGACAACTGGTTCTGATTTTTCCTCAGCACTTGGCTCAGGAGTCATCTGCCCCAATCGGCGATTTGCAAAATCCGTTACGGATATATTAGTATTGTCCACTGGTATTGTATCTGCCCCAGAGTCAGCAGTCGTGATTTCATCTGTCATAATTTCCACTCATTTACGCCGAGAGATTGCGATGCGTTAATATAACACAGGTGAACAGTTATTGTTCAGCCTAGAAATTTTCGCGGTGACGATTACTTAATTCCTGCCAGCTTGATAACTGCAATAGCTGATCATAAGTAATAATTCGTCCGGATACCTGCTGAATGGTGTCGCTTGTAGCTTCGTGTAGTTCCTCGATTGCCTCTTCTCTGAGGTCATGAACCATTTTCATGAACCTAGCAAAAGCCTCATAGTTATGAAGTGTTTTTATATCGTCTTGGATATTCATATTATTTTGCTGCGGAACGCATTACTTGAACCATTCTAGGACCTCTATCTTTTACTTGCTTGTACCACTTACTGTCAATCATTTCATCGGCAGCTACATTGTAGTCATTGTTCATGAGGCCAGCCTTCATCTTTTCAAACTTGTTAAGTTTAGTCAAACCTAAGTTGAACGCCATATCTACTAGGGTCATTTTAACTGCTTCGGGTCTTTTAGCAAAGTTAGGATCATAGGACTGAGCGTCCTTGAATGCTTGAGTTAGGCTATAATTATAAAGGGTTTTTGTTTCCTTGTCAGTAAGTTCTCGACCAGCAAACAATTCATTGATATCAATTCCTTCCTTCTTTAGGATCTTACGATTAGCGGGTTCCTCGAGATTGAATCCAATGCCTATCGTTCGCTTGCCCTTAGTGTCCTTGTAAACCTTTGATTTGTTTCCCTCATTAAGGACAAACATATCATAGAAATTATTGGCACGCTGTTCGCGGACTCGTTGTTGAGCGAGTTGTTGGGTGCTTTGATTATCAGCCATAGTGTAAGTATTAGTTAATAAAATAATACTACATATTCTGAGTGTCAACATTACCCATCTGTGCAGGGGCTGTGCCGACTCGACCAATCTGGGCGTTCTGCGCTTGCTGCATCTGGAAGGTATATTGACCCTGGTATTTCTCCATCCGTCCCCGGAATGCTTCATCCTGCTGTAGACGCTGTTGAATGTCCGGCTGCTGGGCGTATTGCTGTAGGACTTGCATAGCAATCTGCGCGCCTGTAGGACGTGCCGGCATTTCAATACCTGCAAAAATCTTTGTAAGATCATCGGTAACATTCTTAACCATTTCTTGTTGAGCATCTTGTGCAGGTTGCAGAACAGCATCAGCCATGACTGGATCAATGCTAGCGGCTGCAATGTCAAGTAGTCCATCAATATTCATTCGGTTATTAACATTGAGTTGGTTCAATGCAACGAACCCTTGTAGTTTCTTTTCTACTGTTTCTGGATCACTGTCAAGAACATCAAAGTTAATCATGATGTCAAAGTTCTCATTAGGATTACCCTTGTTCATTACTTGAGGGTCAGGGATGCCTGTTACCTGGAAGAAGACTTCATCGGGTCCAAATCTCTGGAAGCATTTATAGGCCATGCGAATAACCTCGGCTACGTGGCTAAGGTACTTATCAACCATGAACTGCTGTCTGGATTGAGACATTGGGTCATTCGTATCCAGTCCAATCATTCTGTCAGCTTGATTGATTAGTGTTTGTTCCATCTCAAGCGATCCTTGATTGTACGCGGGGGTAGGAGCGAAGTCCAAATCTCCTTTACGGCGGTATGGAATCATACGACCTGGACCCCAGTCATTGGGTGCTTGACCCACTGGGTGCAAGATAGGAGGTAGGGTAGCTAGGCTATTGCGGTCAATCCGTGAATCACGCTCTACCTTTACTTGGTTCTGAATACCACGAAGAATACTGGGAACGGTGGATACATCATAGAGACGCTTAGTGTCCTCGGACAAGCGTGTCACTACTACTGGATAGTCTTCGTATCCGTTAAGTAGCTCGAACTTTGCATATCCGGGAGTCCCAGTGCCATCATCTCCATCAAAGTTCTTATGAAATACTGTGCAATAAATTCCTTCGGAGCCATCCTCTTCGTTAATAAGTCTCTGGTATCCGTAAACAATTTCAATCAGTTCATCAGCTTCGTATGCAGTATCCGTGAGGCTCATGCTTCGACGGCCTTCTTCGTATCGCTCAAGGCTGTCAATGTTGACCCCTCGGTATCTTTCGATCATCATATCCACGAAGTCCTGATCCCAACCATCGGTTGTTACCTTTAGTTCTAATTCCTGTGGAGTATAATACGTTTTCCAAAAGCAATACGGTGCGCGCTGCGGATCAGTTACATATGGAGGAAAGACGAAGTCACCATCAGGTGCTAGGGTCTTGACCTCCGGGCAATTAATTTGACGACGCACGACGGGCAGTTTCGCGATTCCTTTTTTGCGTAGATCTTTGAGTGCGGTCCTTGCTCGCTTTTCCGTAACGCCGTCAAAAACTTGCTGCATAAGCAGGATGAGTTCTTCATCGTTTTCGCCTTGCTCAACAGCTTGAAAGATTTCTGGAGATATTTGTGCGATCTGCTGGAGGTCAATCTCTTGCTCAAAGGAGCGATCCTCCATGTGCCAGCCAACATAAGTGACTAGTAGTCCACGCTCGAGCAGGTAGTTAGCACCGAGTTCCATCTCCCTGTAGAAGCGGGGAATGTATCCGGATCGTATCATCCACTTAAGGAAACCTGATACCAATTTGCTACGGGCAATGTCTCCACTCTCCACGGGGAAGGCTCTGACGTTAGCCCTCTTGAGTGCGGACATGAATAGGGATGAAAGTTTCGTGATGCGTTCATCAATAATATGGCACTCACTATCGCTAGCACCTTCCCAAGGGAATGCGTCCGCGCCATGCTTGCGGTGATCACGGCTCTTGCCCGGCCACCAGTTCCGCCTGTCATCGTAGCTAGTACGACATAAATCAAAATAACCTTCTAGCTCAGTTACTGTTTCCTCGTAGGCAAATCGGAGAGTTTGAATGTCCGGCTCGTCACTAACGTAAGTAAGGGCCTTTGAAATATTATTGTTCTGCATTTAGTCTATTTTTAATTAGTTGAAGCATACTAGCCAGATGTGTTCTGGAACTGCCTATCTTATCACATAACTCTATGTTTGTCATGGGAACTTTGGACTCATGCTTTACGTGTCGTTTGAAAGTCTCCCACATTATTAGGCGATCCCTGTTCTGCTGATTCCATTTGTAATCCAACGTTAGGTTCTCGTCCTCGACCTCTCCGGTCTCAGGATTCCTTGCATAAAATAGCTTTGTTCTATCAACCTTTGACATAACGGTAACTGACTCCTGTTTCTGATTCAATGGCTTCAAAGCAGATCATCTTACCTAAGAATCTGTCCTTCAACCTGTTAGGCAGGAGGACTGGAACTTTCTTTCCGATTTCTACGAAGTGAACCATGTTGAACCTAGGGTTCGGGCAAATGGATAGTACCTTGCCCGTGTAATGCTTAGGTATTATTTCATTAATAAATAGACCGTCGGACAGGATGTCCTGACCTTCTGGGCTGATCCAAGTGTTCTTGCCTTTACCGCTGATATATTCAGGCGGTAGTTTTTCGTGGGCTATTTGTAGGGCTTCATCAAAATCAGTATTATGATATTCGGTGAACTCAGTTAATTTAATTTTCATTAGTATCCTCCTTGTTGTTTTCTGGTTATCCCCATATCAGAGGATGCGAAGTAGTCCGGACCCATACCACCATTTGACATACGCAAGTAACGGATGAGGTCAAAAAAGTCCTTGAGTGCTTCGTCCGCTTTACCAGCAGCGTTGTAATTAATCATGCTCTCAATAAGATTCCCGCAGTCCTGATGCACGTAGCACCGTGGTCTATTGGCGGGATCAAGGTCATAGTTCGGATTATAGAAGAACCAATCGTCCAGGCTTGTGTTACCTATGCCCTCCTGCTGTCCGTCCGACGGGGTAAAGTTCATACCGAAGTCATAGAAAGCCGTGAATAGATCCACATTGTTCTCATTCTCCTTAGCAAAGAATCTGGAGTCACCTATACGTTCCGTGACCTCAATACCTAGCTCCTCTTCAATTTCCTCAAATAGTTCACAGTACCTCTGCACGTCGTAGCCTATCTTATCTGAGGCTGGACCCTTGCGCCATTTCGGGTCACCGAACAATGCCCACTCACCGTAGGTATCTCTGTCCGGCCACTCCCGTCGTATAAATATCTCCTCGTCCTCGGATACTCCTGCCCATATTGCTACATAGTTTCTGGCAAAGGCGGGGTCAACTACCTGATACCAGGTAAGGGACTTCTTGTCAGGGAAGGTCATCCCGTATTTGTTTGGCTCCTCGCTCAGAACATTGACCTCCGGGCTGAAGTTAGGTAGCAGTGAAGTCATTGACTTCGTAGGTAATCCGTAGGCACGGACCATGATCGTATCACGGTTCGCGTTCTTTAGGTCCTTAGCTATGCGGTCATAACCGCCAAAGGGGTTCTCGTCGGAGTGCAAGTAAACAACACCAGCATCTCGTTCGGGGCTGTATTGAATCACGGGAACCTGTTCACCGTTAAGCAGGGACGCGGTCTTAGTCTCGAGCGTCTCAGCACCCTTTAGGTAATCCGAAACAAATGGTGTGTATCCGTCAATAGGAGTAAAGCCCAGCAGCATCTTACTGTCTCTGGTCGCTAGGCGGAAGCGTAGGGTGTTGACCAAAGCAGCATCCCCTAGGTATTCGTCCAGCCAAGCCCCAATATTTGTTCCTGTAGGGTTACGGAAACCGAACTCAAAACCTTCTAGGATGGTTTGGTTATTACTGAACTGGGTATATGTCTTGAAGTCCACCCTAGTCCTAGTGTCCGGAAAGATAAAGGAACTGCCCGTGAACCCGTTCTGCATACTGAAGTTAATGTACCCATCAATACTCTTGGTCTTCCTGCGAAACTCTCTGGGCATCATCTCCCAGATTGCGGCCTGCTGTACCTTGATGGACGTGTCCGCGTTTTGACTGAAGCATACCACATGTCCGTCCATGTTCTCGGTCACGGATTCCATGACCATCTTGGCGCATCCCGTTGTCTTTCCGCTTCTGTTCCCCCCAAAGGTAATGACCTCGTCGTAGTCCTGTAGGGCATCGCGCATCCTGCTCCAGCCTGGTAACTCAAATCCGTGACGAAGTGGATCCTCCTCCGCTGACTTTATCCTACCCTCGTGTGCTTCGTGCAGCGCAACCAATAACTTGGGATCCGCCTCACCTAGGATAACTATCTCCTCATCGGTAGGGGCTTCGAGGGCCGGGTGCTTTGTGAACTCAATGGTCATTCCTCTTCCTCTAAACTATCGGAATCATCCTCGAACTCCCACTCAAAACTTATGTCACTGTCACTGAGTTCCTTCTGCATCTCATGCAAAAGCATCCTTCCTGCTGGTAGGTGATTGTAATCATAAAATAGCTCACCCTGCTCGTCCATAACTATGAAGCAGTAATTCTCAAAATGCTCTCCAAGGATACCACGAATCTGGTCATAGATCGGGTCATAGCTGGAATCCGTGATTGATCTAGGCATCCTTAACCTCAGCCTCTATTGTCTTAGCTTCCTGTATCCTATCCCTTGCTGCCTTGATAGTAGCCTCGTAGTCATCCTGGGTGAATACCTTCCTGTCTTCCGTGATTTGTGTAGCTTCACCTCTAGCAGTCAAAGCCTCCCTACCTGCGTTAGCCTTGGCAATGGATAGCTCCTTTAGGTCACGGAATGATACCTCAAATTCCGGATCACCTTCTAACCTACCACGGACTTTCTCAATGAGGTCCTCTTCCAATGAGGACAGGTTCAAGTAGTTCCTGGCCGCTAGTCGGCCAGTTACCTCTCGGAACTTCCCTATGTGGTCAGCATAATCAGTTAAAACAGATATGACTGTATCCCGATTGAACTTGTACTTCTTCACAATCTTCGTCTGAGTCTCACCCATAGCGTAGTGATAAAGTATCTCAGCCACCTTCCCTGGGTTACCACGGCTTAGACTATTGACCTTCAGCACTTCCTTCTCCCTGCTTACGGCCTGAATACTCTCAGAGATACTGGACATTAAGTCCAGTCGCATCTCATCAGGGGTAGGGTTTAGGGTACTCATTATGTCTTTGATAGGAAGGACTTAGATACATGTCAAGTTTTTCTTCCCTCTGGATCAAAAATAATTGGATTTTTTGCTTGACAGAGATTTTCGTGCTACATAGAATCCGGAATCTCCGCTGGAACAAAGGAGCATTAGAGCAGTGACCCTACTGAGTAATACAAGGGTAGTATGCGGATAGTATGGCCTATGAGTTATCTATTTTTTAAAGGGGTGTCTGATGATATACACTTAACAGTCGCGCAGGCACGCTGACCCCCTCCTCCCCCCTTAGCGAGACCTAGCTTGGCTCAGTCCGGCTCAGTCCGGCTCAGTCCAGATCAGTCCGGCTTGGCTCAGTCCGGCTTCATGTGAGGAGTCTTTTTCTTCTCAATCAGCGAGATGTATTCAGTGCCATTATTGAGTACCAGATTCAGTGCCATCATTCTGCCCCAAGTGTAGTCCATTCAGTGCCATCATTCATCCATCCATAGGTGCCATCATTCGGTGGTCACCGGAGGGTCAAACTGGATGCCATGGGATAGCTATTTAAGGGTGCTTTGAAGGGTTGATTGTATCGTTTCACGGAACTTAGCCGAAAAAAAGTTTAATTGAGAGTATGTTGATTGTCATGGAGTTACAGAAGTCCCCGAAAGAAATATGGCTTATCTGGAAAAAAAAGCTCGTAGGGGTTTGGAAAGTGTGCATATTGGAGGTGCAGTTCCCGTTCATTGACAGTCCAAACGCTACCGACTCCGACCTCGGATGTCGACCGCTAGCATCTCTACCGTTACCAGAAGACCCACTGCCTCGAGCTTTGGACTTGCGGATATATGACAGCGACTCGACCTTCGATACGGTGATACCTCGGATGACCTCTCTGGAAGTGGAGAGGTGGCCGCCAAAGCGGCCTCGATGACGTAGCAAGTGGGACATAGATTGGTAACCCAGCCGCATACTGCGGCGGTCACAAGCCCGCATAGATGGGGAGTGCCAATAATCAACTAGTGCAAATATGACAATTGAATACATCACCTTCGGTATCATCGACAACCTCGTGATGATCATCGGTGCCATGACTGGCATCGAGGTCGAGAATTACCTTCCAAAGGCGTTCCAAAAGGGCCTCGGCGTAGTAGTCGGGGCTGGCCTCGGAAACGCCACCAGTGACTGGCTCGGAGGAGCCGTTGCAGGCAACCTCGGGATGGCCAATGGCACGGCCGTGGGATGCATAATTGGACTGGGATTTATCCCAGCCATACTGCTCATCAAGAACCTACGGAAAGCCAAGCAGGCGTCCAAGTAATACCACAGCTCGCACCCTCACAGCTACGGGCTTTTTGGGTGTAAGCATTCCGCTTCAAATTAACACACAACCAATCAAAATTATGTATACTATAGACCAAGTAAATGCTATGTGCCAAGACAGGCAGAAAGAGATCGTTCTCGAAGAACCAATTATACGGGCAATCGAGGATAGCGGCTATATTAAAACCTATTGCTCCGAATCCGAAAGGGGTCGCATAGAAGCCTACAAGGATGGGTTCCTTGTCCTTCACATAAGAACAGGTTACAAGCACCCTCACAAGACTTGGAGTGACGCTTATAGCCACTTCAAAAACCTTAGTTGGTAACCCACAGCTCGCACCCTTCGGGGTGCGGGCTTTTTGGGTAGACGGACAGGGCTTTGACCCGTGAATTAAAAAGAGCCTGCAATGACTGCTTTTATCGACGGATAGAGGCACGCAGGTTTCACACAGAAGTCCAAAGGTGGCACAAGCTATGCCGCTGAGTCCGTCCACTTTTCTTAACCAACAACTAACCAATACATGCGCCACTGAATACAGGCGCGAACCAATACAAGAATGACAATAGAAGAATTATCCACCGCCGAGCTATGGCTCGCCTTCAACAAACTCCACGGCGTTGCTTACGCATCGCTTTCCTACGAAGAAAAGGCACTACTAATAGATGTCGCCAAAGAACTAGAACACAGACAAAAAATATAATGAAAAACAACGTATTATACTCATGGAAAAAATACTCATTGTCCGACTACATGGACTGCCTAAATGCAGAGGGGGTCGGAGGATACAAGTGGGGCATCGCATATGATCAAACAGAATCGCCCACGTTCCAAGGCGAGATGGATCAAGCCGATGTAGACAAATACCATCTTGTGACCTTCACGTGCCTCAACAGCAGTGACTACCGATCATACATGATTGGCGAAGACGATGGCAAGTTGTCCTGCTATTGCTGTTAATAAAACACCTAGCCTCACCTCACAAGGGTGGGGCTTTCTGGGTGCAAGCACCCTGCTTCAAAAAAATATCATGAAAATAGCACCAAAGGAAAAACAGATCGTTTTTATCCGGGAATTACTCGGATGTTTCGATCGAATCAACGGTAACTTTTACCGTTCGATCTTATGTAACTACAGCAATGTAGTTACCCTTGATGAGAATCAAGAGGTTCAACTCGCAGAGGATGCAAATGACATAGAGGTTCACCACTTCAACGTGTTTCTGCAGACCTTCAATGTGGGTTTCATGGTTGACCTCGGTCTTTTGGATCGCAAGTAGACCACAGCTCCAGCCCTCAAAGGCTGGGGCTTTTTTGGTAGACAAGGCTACGTTTTTTTGTAGCATTCAAACGAGACTGCGCGTCAAACGAGACTGCGCGGAATAACAACTAACAGGGGGTGCCAGGCTATCGACCCGGTCAAGCACTGGGGACGGGGGTTCGACTCCTCCCACCTCCACCATTTAATCACAAACAACTAGCAATATGGACATAGAAGCATACCTAAAAACCATTGATGAAAAAACAGATGTCATGCGGAGGTGCATGGCCTACCGACAGAAGTATGAGAGATGGGACGAAGATTTTGTTCCCCTCGATGACATGAGCATTGATCAGCTATGTAAATACTATATATCCACACAAGAAATATTAAACAAACAACTAACAACTAACAACAACTAAATATGTATAACGAACCCGCAAGATCCGCACTGGCTTTTTGCCAGTCCATGACAGAAAAATATCACGAACTCCTTAAGACGGGAGATATAACCGATGCCGTCGAGCGTAGACCGAACAGGCAAAAAATCTGTGTTGATCCAGAGGCTGAGGCTAACTGGCTATCGCTAGTAATAAAAAGAATTGAAGAGGAAGAAATGAGTTGGCCCCAGGCTATCAAGGGAACTCCGTGGGAGGGTAGACCGGAGGCAATGCGTCACCTTGCAATACGACGAGGCATTTATAGTCAAAAAACTTTGAAAGCCAAAAGGGCGGAGGCAACCCAACGGATAAACGATGAAGCGAGACGGGTGAACAAGCTAGCCCGGAGTAGTCACATGAATCTCAAGGACGCTTTAGAGGATAGCACGATCAATGAAAATCAATACTATGCCGCCAAGGGTAGGTTAAATTTACCTCATATAACTAAGCGTCCGAACTAGTTAAATGTATCTGTCCTTCATTGACTTACATAACTTCTCCTTGACAGGAAAGTTAGGGTATGCCTATATGGAATCAGATGTAAGTTATGTTAATTAGATACTCTAACATATTACTAGAATGATCCAACATATTACTCGAATTTTACTGCACACTTTTTAAGTAAAGCTGTGCCTACTAAAAACCAACCGACTAAACATATGAAAATAAAAATACACACCTATCCAGATGGACCTGCCTTGGGTCTGCCTAAAGATGAAATCGTATCAGCCATGGGACTACGTGGTAGATTCTCCGACGCTCGTATTGGACAACTTGAAGCTGGGGATCAGTATCTTATGCCGATCCAGACCGAACTAGAGCCTCGCAGTGACACGCAGTTACTTGCGCTGATGGCACAGCGACACCTACGGACTTGTTACATCGACAACGTAGTAAATCCAGAGGGTAGCCGGACGCTTATTATTATGACCGCTGACGGCGGCACTCTATGGCAAGCGGACCACAATACAAATGAATGCTCGGACCTCGATGCTCTTCGTGATGGACTCAACTTCATCCTTGACCAAGAGGAACTATGAGTCACTTCTATAATTGCCAGAACCCATCGGAGCCTCAGTTCGAGGCCGAGGTGGGGACTCCTGCACAGGCTCGTAAAGCTGGAGCAGACGTTTATCCGTCAGTCACTACCGTGCTAGGCATAGTCAAGGACCCGTTTCTTGACGAGGTTTACAAGCCAAGGATGATTACTGACCTAGCCAGAGAGCATCCGAATCGGACTTGGTCTGACCTTGCTGAGATGGTTTACGGAACGAGACCGCATCCAAAGGATGGAGAGTTAATCCCGTCTCATGAGTTCGGAACATCTGTTCACGGAACCATCGAGCGTATGATAAACCACCACGTTTTGGGCATTGACGAGCATCCCGGTCAATCATGCTGGGACAAGTGGGCCATGCCGTTTCTTAACTGGATTGATGACAACAATGTCCAAGCATTGGGCTGTGAAAAGATAGTCAGTCACGGCGGAATCAAGATCGCTGGCTCCGTTGATTTCATCGGAATCAAGGACTCCAGAATCTTCCTCGCTGATTACAAGTGCAGGGTGAATACTAAAGGTAAGGCTAAACGATACCAGAAGGACTGCTGTCAGCTAGCCATTGAGGCTTACATGCTGATGCACCTACAGAAGTTACCTTACCTTCCCAAGATTCGATCCGTCATTGTGGACTGCGAGACAGCAGAACATATGCACTACGAGTGGACGGACGAAGAGAGCCAGTGGGGTATCCGTGTAGCCAAAGCCGCGGCTAGCCTGTTCTGGATGTTAAGAATGAAACCCGTCGTAAAACAATAACTATGAACAAAGCACTACCCACTGACGCTAAGGCTCGCAAGACTTACCCCATGTATTCTGGCCTTATTAAATACTTTCCTCACGCGCTAGCCGCCGTGTCTCATTGTAGCTACCAAGGCAACCAACAACATCATCCCGACAAACCACTTCACTGGGACATGAACAAGTCCGCAGACGAATTGGACGCACTCATTCGACACATCATTGAAGAAGATTGGGATAAGGTAGCATGGAGGGCATTGGCTAATTTAGAACGCAAACTGACTGACACATGTTCATACAAAAATGGAACCACGGAATGATTGAGATTAACTTAACTGACGACGAAGTCATGATGTGCCAGCACATTGGACACCTGCGATCGGTGCTGTCCAGGGGCAACAATATTAAGGACAGAAAGCAGTCCAACATGGCCGGGCTTGATATAGATGCCCAAGGTGTCACCGCTGAGTATGCAGTAGCAAAGCACTTGAATGTATTCTTTGACCTCGGCCTCAGCCCTCGAGCTGGGTCAGCCGATGGAGTAATGAAAGGTCACTCCTATGATGTCAAAAGCACTCACCACGCCTTCGGAAAGTTACTGGCAACCCTCAAGGACAACCCCGATGTGGACATGTATATCATGTGCCTCACACCGGATCGTTGGACAGTAAAGATGGTTGGCTGGTGCTGGAAGGATGAACTAATAAACAAAAAGAACATAAAGGATCTAGGTTACGGAAAGGGTTACGCACTCGAGCAGAACCAACTCCGTCCCTTCAAAAAATAATATGAGTATGACACAAGTAGAAAGTAACGTCGAAAGAATACAAACTCGGATCGACATGATCCGACAGGAGTCCCGCACCCTATCCTTCAGGATGGAGAGAATGCTTGAGCAACGTAAGCAACTGACCCAAGAGAAGAATACGCTCAAGGATTTACTCACGGAACTCAATGTATCTGCCACAAAATAAACTCAAGGACTGGAGGGTTAAACATCAACCCAAAGCCTGCCCTCTTTTACTACGCAAAACTTCGGACTGGGTTGTGGATCATTGCCACAAATCCGGCATGGTCCGAGGTGTAGTATCGAGGGTTGGTAACTCCTTGTTAGGTAAGATAGAGAACTTTGCTTACCGCAGATGCCAGGTGAGCCAGAGTCATTTACCCGCCGTGCTTAGAGCAATAGCGGACTACGTGGAGCAGGATCAACAGGATGTATTGCACCCCGTTGGACTGACTCAACTTTCAAAAAGATTTAAATCCTTGACATCCGAAAAACAGAAGGCCACTTTAGTAGATCTAGGGGCGAAACGAAAACAACTCATGGAATGTTCTAATGCCTCAGAACGAACCAAATTATTCCGTGAACTAACTAAACATAAACATGAATAAATTGAATATACATTCAAAACTCAAAGGGATTCAATGGTCCCTTAAAGCTCCCAAGGGGCAGACTAATAAGTTCGGCGGGTACAGCTATCGCTCCGCTGAGGACATACTAACAGCTCTTAAGCCTCTACTCGATGAGTGGAACTGTACGCTTGTTATAACTGACGACATGGTCGAAGTAGGTGGGCGTGTATACGTCAAGTCCACGGCTGTGCTAGCAGATACTGAAGGCGAGTACACAATACAAGCAAATGGATTTGCGAGAGAAGCAGAGACGCGCAAGGGGATGGATGACTCACAGATTACCGGGTCAGCTAGTTCCTACGCTCGCAAGTATGCACTCAATGGACTCTTTGCTATCGACGATACAAAGGACGCTGATGCTACTAACAATCACGGCAAGAAGCCAACAACACAAACCAAGAAGATAAGCCAGACAGCTAACGCTGACTCGAACTTTGACTTCTAATAACCAATAATACAATGCCAAAGTACAACAACGAAAACACTGGGGTGCTATTCCCCGAAAGCAAACGTGAGTCCGATTCATCGCCTCACGCCACAGGAACACTAGAAGTCACTGCACCAGGCAAGTACCGTGCGGCGGCTTGGAAGAACCAGAGCCAATCTGGTCCTGTTATGAACATCCGTTTGACTCGTCTCGATGAGGACAAACAGCCAGAGCAATATCGCAGAGGCGGAACCCCAAATCAGCCCACAGCGGCTCCTTCCGCCGCCCCAGCGGGAGACGATCCTTTTTAAGGGTCACTTGATTATCAAGGGGGAGAGGGTCACGCCTCTCCCCTTTTTATTCTTTACTTAGTTACATGAACCAACAAAAACAAAAATATAAATATGAGATACACCTATATGCTCAACATGGACAACGAAAAGGCGGAGTCCTGCGATGTTGTCGTTAAGTTTCGGACAGACGCTTTTGAAAGATTTGATGGATTCACTTCCATCTATTCCGATAAACCACTTTACTCCGAGGACCTAGCTTACCTAGAAGAATGGGTAATGCAGGGCAAGGATCAGTGGAGACCACAAATTGACAATTAGAACCAATAACAAAACAAAAACCATGAACGAATTACTACAAGGATACATTGACGCGGGTGAACCGCTACTAAAGATGGACGGCTTTGATGACTGCATTGCAGGGGTCGTAGAAAGAATAGGACAGGACCCCATCATATGCTATGACAAGGCTAAGGTCATTGACCAGATGATCGCCGATGGCATGACCGAAGAGGAGGCCGTCGAATACTTTGAATACAACCAAATAGGCGCATGGGTAGGTGACAGGACACCTTGCTTCCTAATATCACAGCCATGAAGGAATTAGAGAAAAGCCTTTTGGGGACAATCCTAAAGGCTGAGATAAACGATGGGTGCAACGCGTTACTGAACGAAGCGAAGGAGTCCGGCATCAACGCTGACTTCTTTACGGCCCACGATACTCAGTCAATGTGGGAGGCTATGTGCAAGCTGGACTCCAAAGGAGTTATCCTTGGCACGATGTCCCTGTTCACGGATATGTCCAAGGGTCAGAAGGGACTCGATGCTAACTCAGTCTGGTCCACGCATGACAAAGGTCTAAGCGAGTTGCACTTCAAGGGATTAACGGATGACATGGTGGAGTCCCACAGGACAAGGAACCTCTCGCGTCTGTCTCTGGTTATCAAGGACGGCTTACAGGAGGGTAAGGACTCCGAAGAGATCCTTACTACTATACAGGGTCAGTGCGATTCCATATCCTCGTTGACTCCTACTAGGGATAATCTACAAACCATTGTTGATCAAACATTTGAGGACGTTACAGGTAAGGTAGATTTTTCTAAATACCTACGGACTGGCATCCAATCCATTGATGATGTTCTCTACAGAGGTGGCTACGGATCAGGCCAGCTGTGCGTCCTAGCTTCACGGCCAGGGTGCGGCAAGACCGCATACGCCTTGAACTTCTTGAGCAACACCTGCACGACAGGCAATGGTATGTTACTCTTCAATCTTGAGATGGGTGCTAACCAGATAATGAAGCGCATCTTCAGCATTAAGTCAGGACTACATATGCGTAGGTTCGAGGACGGGCTAGCTCCGGCGGACAAGATGCAAGCACTGAGGAAGACTACCGAAACCGTGAAGGGTTGGAACTGCTGGATCCGTGACAACGTATATCGACTGGACCACATACTAGCAACAGCTAGGGGTATGCACAGAAAGCATAAGGTAAATGGAATCATTATTGATTACTGCCAGCTGATAAAGCCCATGTCCAAGAACATATCCAGAGAGCAACAAGTCGCAGAGATCAGCCGTGAGTTAAAGCTACTCGCCAAGGACTTAGATATACCCGTCCTGTTACTCGCACAGGTGAACCGTGAATCCGAAAAGGATGACCGCTCTCCTATTATGTCCGACCTCCGTGAGAGTGGAGCCTTGGAGCAGGATGCTGACAGTATTATATTTCTGTGGCAGACTTTATCAGAGAGGGAACAGAAGATGGACTACGTCCGCTGGACTCTAGCCAAGCAGAGGGAGGGCATGGGATATACCCAAGGCCGTATCCTCTTTAACAAAGGCACTCAGAAGATGGAGGATCACTCACAGTTCATTTGATATGAAGCCTCACCAGAAGCGGACGGCTCGTTACCATAAAATCATTGAGGATTTTTTCGGTGGCTATGTCTGCGGTGAGTGCGGGTTCAAGGGCAAGGCAGTTCAATTTGACTGTCATCACCTGCCTGGGTATGAGAAGGTGAGAGCCATCAGGGACTTCGCCAGAACGGGGAACCGTCAGGAGTTCATTGAGGAGCTAGAGAAGTGCGAACTTCTATGTGCAAATTGCCACAGGCTGGAGCATTCCTCTTGACAGAAAACATAGGACACCTATGTTATAATTATTCTACCACACAAATGGTTCGTGTGTTAGTTGGTTCATATAGTAATACAAGGTAAGCCGAAGGAGTAATCCCAGGCGAAGTGCGGTTTTCATGGACCGCGCTTTTGTTCAGTCCTTGGAGGGGCTGTTCCGTGTTATTCCGGAGCAGCCCTTTTTACTAGAACAACCGTTGAGGAAGTTTAATTTCAGACGGTATAACAATAGGATCCTGTCCGACCTTCTTCTTGCGTTCGTATTTGCGTAGCTGTGATTCAGTGTTGAATCCAAACACCCTGTTTATAATTTCACTATAAGGTCCAAAGGCTGTTATATCTTTGGGTTGAACCTTCTGTCCCATTGAAAGTCTTTGCATTACCAACAACATATCACCCGCCATCTGCAAGGACACCGGAGCGAAGTATGAAACAGCGGCCCCGAAAATACCTTCTCTTTTTATTTTGTATCCCGTGTAGGTGCTGATACCCAAAGGGGACAACAAAGAATTAATAAGGTAATCGTTCAGGTATCCTAGTCTACCCGCGATGAAATCCTTTAGTCCAGCAACGGGCATACCTATCGCAGCTAGGCCAGCCAATAATCTTAATAAGTCTATGACTGCTCTTCGTCTCTCGAGGTTAGACAGCCTTGGATCCGCAATGCGATTAATAATTTCTGAACGAGCATTATTCATCTGGTTCACCATGAAGCTCTTCATCATGTACAAGATCTGAGCATTCGGGTTCTCCGTAGCAGCCAGTGGTCGACTACCTTTACTCATTGGCTGGGACTCGTTAAGTCTTGAAAACAGAACCTGTCTTACCAAAGGTGCATTTCTAAATTGATCTGAATTAGGTTTGCCTGGCTTGAATCTCTTGAGTTCAGCCATGAATTGAATCTGTTGATTTGGACTCAGGCCCAAGTAAGAAAGTTCTGAAGCAAACAGCTTTGATTTATTGCTGTTACGGTCCCGGTAGTATCCGTTGGTCAGTTTTCTGTATCGATTGAAGTTCGCAGTAAGATTTGCGTTCTTCATCCTCATGTCCAATTGCCTAAAGCCGGTAGTCATTAGTAATTTCCGTAAGGACTTATTACTTAAATTAGCTGCCTTAGCAAACTTAGATCCGTCCGTCCGTGCAGTCTTGTCCTGGACGAACTCACTAGCAATTTGTTCGACATCAATGCCAACCATTTGACCGGTCACTGTGTTGTTCAATATCGCAGATAAGGTTCCGATGGGATTATTTTTTACAGTAACAAACGTAGTATCCAGGAGTTGCGATAAGGTCGAAGTGAACTCAACGAGTCCTGATATGTAACCCAGGCTTCTAAGTAATTCTAACGGCGCAGCCTCTTGCTTTCTTACTCTGACTGCCCGCTGGAAGATGTCCGGGATGATTCCCTCCGCCTGCTCTTCCGTGATGCGGTTAGCCGCTACAAGTTCTCTCAACAAAACGGACAGGTCACTAGGCACTTCGTTTTTATTTATCTTAATGCCCGTGTCCTCATACGTGTAACGACGACCAATGATCCGAAGTGTCTCAAGTGAGGATGTCATGTTATAGATGTATCTTTCCAGGGCTACATCAATGTCATCGTAAGCATCAATAATTTTTGACGGAATCAGATCACCCTCAAGAACTCCAACGGTTCTTTCTTTAGTGCTGCTAGGTGTTGCCCCCTTGGGCTTTTTAAATCCTTCCTGCCGCAGGTAATCGTCAAAGTAAATGGCTTCATAGTAGGCTGTTTCTTTGCCTCCTAGTACAGGTATAATCTCCTTGTTAGCTAACTCACGAACGGACTCAGGGACGGGCTGCCCTTGTTCCTGTAACTCGTCCAGTCTAGCGCGGGCCTCTTTAATCTCTTGGTTCTGGCCCTTGATGATTACATTACCTTCGCTATCCTTCGTGCCTTTTATATACTCCCGGAAGCCAGTCTTGGCGGACTTGCCGTAATAATTTTTTACCTTATCTAGGTCATTAATAAAGCGAGGCATGTAGTCATACACCTTGCCCATCTCAACGCCTGCCTTAGTTCCTTCGTCCAGGATCTCGTCCAGGATAAATCTTGGTCCTAGCTGGAAGTCATTATACATTCCGTATTTCTTTAGGAGTGCATCTCTTTCTTTAATAAAATTCTGGCCGCGTTCGCTGACGGATACTTCACTGAACAACAATAATCTTTTTAGTCTTTGGAAGTCCCGCTTGCTTTTCTTTTCAATACCCCTGTATTTTTCTACGAAGGGTAAGGCGGCTCTCAATCTGTCCAAAGATTTGCTTTCGATATTGTAGTAATACTGATTGCTGAAACCCTTTAGGGATGGATCAATGTCAGCCAGCAAAGCGTTCATTGTTTTAGCGTACTTATCAAAAGCCGTGACTTCTATTTTCCGTTCATTAAAGGGTTCGCCCTGGACAGCAAATCCGTAATTAGAATTAGGGAAGACTGGAGCCGACTGGGCCGTAGCTTCTTTGACGATTGTTTGGTTGATAAGTTTAGCACTGGGATCAACCTGCTGTAAAAGTTCGGCAGAAGCACGGATAACTCCAGCGGCCTCTGGGTTTGCCTTAACTTCAGCCCCTAAAGTTCTAGCCAAGTAGGACTGCACCGACTTCAGAAGGGACTTGAGTTTTTCAAATGCTGGTCCTTTACGAATGTAGCTCTCGGTAAGATCTCCATACAATGCTTGCTGTATAGCAGCCCGACTGTACTCGGCACCGAATTGTGCGTCAGTCTCCAAGCCTGAGTAAACCTGTGAGATAGCTGTTCGCTGTTCCGGTGTCAGGCTTTTACCTAAGCTGGACATAAAGGACTGAAATGCTTCGCCCTCATTCTTTCCCTTAGCTTTTTGTAAAATAACCTTGGACATTGCCGCGTGAATCATTTCTTCACGCATAGCAGCTGTTATGTACTTTTGGTCCTGTTGGGCCAGTGCCGCTGGGTTGTACTCAATAACGCCCTGTGTGGCATTGTATTGAGCCATAGGAACCGTATAGTTTGGTATTATGTCTACCCCTATCTTGTCCGCCAGGGGTAAGAAGTTCTTGGTTATGAATTGATCCAGGGTATTTTGATTAAATGTACCCCCTGGGTCTGTCGGTGCTACCTGAGCAGTTTCATCTGTAGGCGCAGCCTTAGCTATGACATCTGTTCCAGTGCCTTCTAGGTATTCTTTTCCGGCTTCGACGAACTGGTCAACCCTTGATTGGATTGAGATTTCTCCGAAGACTTCTGGCGCAATCCGCTGCCCAGTCTCTGCAAGTCTTTGTCCGTATTGCTGCCGAAGGCGTAAGAGCCTTTCCCGTATATTGCCTGTGCTTCCTGATTGCTCAATTTCTTGTATATAACTTTCGCCATTTTGATTATCCTTCCAATTATTTTCTGTAAATGTAGTAACTGCTGAAAAGTTCTGTATTGTTAATGAATCCGAGCCAGTATATTGCTCCGCAAACTTTTGTAAAGTGTTTTCTACGCCCCTTGCTTTTGATTCAGTTAAGCCAAAAACTATAATGCCCTGCTCTCCCGGCATTGCTCTAGTAGAGAAGCCTCTCAGTGCCTCAGCGTCCCTGGCTGCTTTTTTGTCGGCACCTGTTTGTAATTGATTTACGAAATCAACAAAGTTAGAAAGTTCATTGTTACTTAAACCAACCAAAGCAACTGCTCTTTGATTATTGCCACCCTTACCAATGACTGCTTGCATCGTGCCGGCTTGTTCCGTAACCCAGGCTAGAGAATTAGTAAAGATGTTCGCGGCCTCACTAGAACCCATTATATAAAAGTTTCCTGAAGGGGAAACACTGCCCTCCCAAGAACCAATGCCGAACTCCTCGTCCCTAAGTATTGCCGAGGGTGCCATCTCTTGTTGGACCCTGGGTACTATAAAACTTAATACATCTTCTGTGATTACAGTTTTTTGTTGTTCGTTAAGTTTTTGAAAATCAGGATAGATCTGTGTAATTTTAGATCCTAGGCCATAGTCTACTTCAGCAGCTACACGAAAAGTATTTTCAATCAAAGAAGATTCTAGGTCCGATTCTTTCAAGCCGTATTGTCGTAGTATCCGCATCCATCCGACCGCTTGTACCTCAGCCGGTATCCAGTCAGTGCGACCCTTCCATCCGATGGAGTTCAAGTAATCCGTGAGACGATTACCCCAATCCGATATACCCTCGTATTCGCCCTTAGACGGAGAACCAGTCAAATCTCTGACGAGTTGAACTTCTTGGCCTCCTACTCGAAGTATAGCTTCCTCTGGCTCGGTCTTAGTTTTACCCTTAACCGTCTTCTTTTTAACCTTCGTAATTTCTACGGAAGCTGGTTGGCCATCTACAGTAAGAACTCCATTATCTGAAAATCTTTTTATTCGTGTAAGTGTTTGTTGATCTAACTTTCCGGAGTCACGGCCAGTGTGAACATCGGCAACAAAAGGCATACCTCCCTCAGGAGAATCGCCCATGAAAGTACGAGTTCTCTTACCCATACCCGCATCAATAAAGTCACTGAGCTTTGCATCCAGTCCTTTTTCAGCTAAGGTATCAGTAAATATAGCCTCTAGTTTTTCGTCCGCTAGACCGCCCTTCTTACCTGACTTGATGCCAGTAAGACGATCAATGACTCTAAATGTATTGCGTACACCACCAGCTGGTGATTCGTTTTGTTGTGATGCAAGCCATGCCAACATCATCTTTGGTCCTCTCTTCGGACCGAACTCTTTTGTAAATTTACTTTTAAGTGAATCGTACCAACCAGCCGCATTGCTTATTTCTTGGTCCGTGAACCATGCAGAAGTTTCTTCGGTCCAACCTTCAAAACTCTTGCCGCCTCTCTCTGAATCCTTACCTATATAAATAGGCTTGCCGTTGACTTCTAATCTAAGCGATGGATTCTTACCTTCTCCAGTTCCAGCTCTACGTCTTTTCTTGCTAGCTAAATTTTGCGCTGGGTCACCAGATGCTCCTTTAATAAAGTCAATGGTTTGTACAGGCGCAGCCCCGGCTACTACGTCTGGATCAACAGCACCCTCTACTTCACGAGAAAGAAACTCGTTACGCGGGGTCTTTCCGTACACTGGATTTTTAGCTAGGACAAGTGGTCCAATCTGTATGACCTCATCGGCGGACATTACCTCTTGCATACTAGAACGATCATAGAAGTAACCCCTTCGCTTGGGGTCCATGCCCACTTGTATAAAAGATGGATCCTTGATTGCCGCATTAGCGCGAGCAACAGCCTGATCTTCGGTTAAGTTTACATACTGCCCCAGTATTGTGGCTATTGGTATTTTAGTTTCTTTCTTAGAAGCAATACCCGTAGCTATAACTTGACCGGCAGGTTTGTCGTAACCCACGATGCCAAACCTTGGATTAGTAACAACTGAAGTAGATTGATGACTAATAGAAGCACCACCTCTAAATCCTTTTGTTTTTTCTGTAGCTCCGTGAATGGTAGGAACCCATACACCGTGATCTCGGTAAGCAGGAATGTCTAGGCGCAGTTTAACAAATGTTCCCGTTGGAAGATTCCTGGCTTGATTAATTTTTTCACGCTTGTCTTCGGCCAGCCCACGAAGCATATCAGATTCACTCGCAGGAGGAGGAACCTCCTTGTATGGCCTAACGGGATTAACTCTGTCTATAACGCTAGCAAGCTGCTTGCTCTCAGATGGTGTAATCCTGCCGCCTGACTTTAACTTTGTAAAGATAGGCAAAGCCGCTTTAACCACCTCTGGTTTTGGCATCATTTCTTTTCTATAAGGAGTAAATGCACCTACGGTAATATCCTTTTCGTCCAGAATGTTAGGCAGCCTATCTCCGGCCTGGGCTATCGGGTCAAGTTCTTCGGCTAACTCTTGACTAATAATATCAATTTCATCTTGAGTAAGTTCTGCCTCCACGACCTCTTCTTCTACTGCGGCTTCTTCCTCTACTACAGGATCCGGGGTAACCTCTTTCTCTACCTTGAAGTCAGATGTATTAATACCCTCGTATTTTATGTTGACTGCACGATCACCTAAGCCCTGGGTAGCAAGCCTAACGGCTTCCTCTGGATTAGCTGCTTGGAGATTGAGAATGCTTTGTTCGTCGTTCTTGGGATTAATATAGCTGACCGTATAAGTAAGTTCAGTATCCGGGTCAACGCCTTGTTCGACAGCCTGTTCATCGGGTGATAGGTTCCTGTCCTGGAAGGCCTGGTATCCAACAAACGGAGTAGTCACCGTTCCACCAGCAACTGCCCCCAATAAAATTGATTCAAAGACACCTTCAGTGATCTCACGGTCAGGGTCATATTGCATTAACTCACTGGCTAATGTGTTCTGGAATATAGTCTGGCTACCCTCGGTTAAGCCTTCTCCAACAGCAGAGCTTGCTATCCTTTTACCCGCCTCTCTAATTGTTACCTTGGACTGACCTCTAAATATATTATCTACTAACCGAGTAGCACCAAAACGCTCAAGGACAACAATAGGTACAGCGGAGAACGCTCCAACCTTGTCTGCCTCCTTGAGTTGATCCTCACTTGCGCTAACAGAAGTAACACCCTGTGTTGATAAATAATCATCCCTGCCTTGTTGGTATGCGTTAGCAGTCAAAGCTGATAAGCCGATTGGTCCGGTGGCCGCTGCCGCCATGTAAGCAGGGGTCTGCGCTATGGTAGTTACGGCCTTGTATCCGAACTTACTTTTATCTTCGTCCGATACACTGCCCTCATAAAATTCTTTGCTGTAATTCCTGAAGTCAGATACAGTTTTTACTAAATCCGAATCCCCGGTAAGCCTAGATATACCAGAGGCTACGCCTTCAAGGGTTGCGTAACCAACGTCAGAAAAACCAGCAAGTGCCGCTTGTGTGTATTTTTTTGCGCTGTCCAGTAGCCCGCCGTCATCTAGCTTGGTCCTGTATTGAGGATACTTCTTGAGGATTGAATCAGCTAATTGATCATTATCAATGGCAGCGTATTGTGGATACTTGTTTTTAACTGATTCAGCAAGCTGCTGTCTAGTGTACTCCATATGAGTATTATAAAATAAATTGTTTTAAAGAGTAGGTATATCTAATCCCAACGGATTGTTGTCATTCGTCATCATTTGTTCGCCCTGCATTATTCGTTTAGTTTCAATAAGCTCTGGCACACCTTTTATTCCTTGTACTATACGTGGATCTAACTCAACAGGCTCGGGCGTAAATGGTTGACCTGGGCTAAATATATTACCAAGCATTCCTAGAAAGCCAGGACCTTCTTGTTTCTGCATTGTTTGAGTCTCTGGATTGTATGCAAAACCTGCCTCGGTAAGCATTGTATCAGCAGCTCCAAGTGCAGCAGGAGATATTGGTGATGGCTGTTCGCTCTTTAAAGTACTTTTAAATAAATCACGGACTGCCTCATCTCTAACTACCGCTTTAGCAGTATCATCATCCATCTGTGGAAATAAAGATTTAATCGCCTGGAGAGAAACTTGTTCCTCTTGTTTTTTAATTTTCTTTTCTTGATGCTTTTCTATAGCGGAGCCAATGGTAGCACCTAGCTGCGCTAATGTATTAGCCTGTATCTCAGCGGCTCTTGCAAAGCCACTGTAGTCCGCGTTACCCAGTTCTGGTCGTATCTGTGATCCTGCTTGAAATGCCATACTATTTAATTTTTGTATTCATCCACTTGCGGATGATTAATTTTACACGAGGCTTGTTTGAAATAAACTTAGCGAATCGCTCGCCATACTTCAAGTATAGATTGCGGAGCCAGCTTGGTGCATCGTTCAGCATCCATTCACGGAACTCTAGCCACTGAGGATTCTCAATGCCGTAGACCTCACGGGCTACCCAACAACCACCACCACCGCTGGCCGCTGCCCCAGCCATGCTACCAAACGCTTGGGTCACGCCTCCGAT